TCAATACAAAAGATGGATGTCTATGTTAAACAAGGTAGGACAATCTAATGAGTTCATATACTAAATCAACAGACTTTGCTTCTAAGGATGCACTGCTCACAGGTAACCCGCTTAAAGTTGTCAAGGGTACAGAGATTGATGATGAGTTTAATACGATTCAAACAGCAATCAACTCTAAAGCAGACACTAACTCTCCTGCATTAGCAGGAACACCAACAGCACCTACAGCGGCGGCGGCTACCAGTACAACACAGATTGCTACAACAGCAATGGTACAGTCTGCGCTAGGACAATCAGATATTGTTGACACAGCACAGATTGTTGACGATGCAGTAACTACAGCCAAAATAGAAGATGGGGCTGTTACTTCAGTAAAGATGGATACTACAACAAATGGATTCGGCACTCGCACAGTGTCTACTTCTGATCCTTCAGGAGGTTCTGATGGCGATATTTGGTACAAGTACAGCTAATGACTAAGCTCAATGTAAACGACTCCGGTACATGGAGAGAAATTAAAGAGGTCTACGTTAAGAACTCTGGTTCTTGGCAACAGATTGACGAAGTTCATGTCAATGATTCAGGTACATGGCGTAAAGTTTTTCAAGCGGGTTGGATTATAGGTACAGGTGATGGTCAGGTAACATTTTATACGTTTGTAACTGAGTTAATTGATGCCTATGGCGATGCAGTATTGTCAGCAGGGCCTTTAAGCGGCGATAAGGCTGAAGGGACAACAGGCACGTGGGAAATTATATTAGCTCCGGGGTATCGTTTAAGTGGTGATACTGGCGATACAGCATCATATACTGGAACTTATTCTGTACGATATTTGTTTACAGTGGCCGCTGATGGTAGTGCGACACAGAACTCTGCTAGTGGGTCGCAAGGACTTGCAGGATCATCAGCAATGGCTGACTACGTTGCAGGCACAACACGCATTAGCGTTGCTCTAACAGACATTTCTACATTAGATGAAGCACACTTTACCCATATTGTTGAGTGGGGCAACAGTAGTGCCTCTACACGTTCATCAACATTTACTTGGAACCCCCCATCCATTGCTACAAATATTCTTGTTTCAGGAATTGGCGGAGGCGGAGGCGGCGGTAATGGCGGCGGTTACGGTATTAGTAATTCAGCTTCTGGCGGCGGTGGCGGAGGTTCTGGTGCTGTGTATGTTAATCAATCAGCATCAAACGCTGAGTTTACTATTACGCTTGCTCAAGGTGGAACATCTGGAGGCGCATTAAATTATAACCAACAGAATACTCGTGAAGATACAGGAACAACAGGTGGCACAACAACTGTATTAGTTAACGGATCTAGTTTATTTAGTGCGGCAGGCGGTTTTGGCGGTCTAGGCGGTTTTAATGCCGCTGAACGGGAAAATGAGGACGGAAACTTAGAAAATCCAGATACAGGCAATACAGGTGGATCTGGACGTTCGCCTAATGGTGCATCGGGTGGTAAAGGATCATACAGATTAAGAGCATTATCAGGGACAATTTTTGCTACAGGGGGTGTTAACCAAACAGTTAATAGTTTTGGTTTTGCAGGCTCATCAAACGCTACAACTGGACAAGCAGGAGGCTTAGCAAATAGCTATGGCAGTTCTGGTGGTTCTGGCGGTGGCGGTGGAGGTGGTGGGTTTGCCTCCGGAGGCAACTCAAGTAATCGTGGATACCTAGGCTCTGGCGGTGGCGGAGGTGGCGGTGAACAGACCGGCAAACAAGGTGGTGATGGTTACGTTAAAGTTACTTGGACATCATAAAATTGATTAAAACACCAGTAGCAATACAACCTGCATACACGATTTATTACGAGTGGTTTGAAGACAAGATTTGGACTCACGCAGATGTACACAAGTGGACGCCTAAGATTGCCAAAGAGTTCCAAGAAGTACACGGATTATTAAACATCATAGCAGGACAACCATTCTTTTGTGTGGTTGACAATCCTAAGTTAACAAAGTTTGTAACACAATTAGGATATGAATTTATAACAGAAGCCCATTGCGTAGACAATGTAACACGGAGTATATATAGATATGGGTAGTGTAGTAAGCGGACTGTTCGGCAAGGGCGGTTCAGGTATAGCAGGCCAAGGCATTGAAGAGGCCGCTCGTCGTGCAGAGAAGGCTTACTTTCGCCCTTATACTGTTACGACTGCAACAGGTACAACAGGTTATGACGATGGTGGCTTTAGTGCTCAGTTATCTCCAGAGTATCAGGCACTCCTAGGAACAGCCTTAGGAGGTGCTCAGAACCTCTTTGGTCAGTTCACAGGGTTTGATCCTGCTGTACGAGCTCAACAGATCTTTGCAGAGCAAGCCGCAGGTTTGACACCGCAGTTCCAACAGCAAGCCACAGCACTCCAAAGTAGACTCTTTGGCGGGGGTAGGTTAGGTCTACGTCTTGCAGGCGAGTCACAGGGCTTAGGAGCAGGCTCAGGCATGGTTCAACCAGACGCTCTAGGATTAGGACAAGCACAACAGCAGACATTAGCTCAATTGATGGCTCAGTCTCGTCAGCAAGCATTTGGTGAACAAGCACAGCTTGGGCAAATGGCTACTGGTCTTCTTGGCGCAGGTACTCAGATTAGTTCTCTTGAAGGTGCTCTTATTGCTCAAGGACTCTCTGCTGAACAAGCAAGAGCGGCGGCGGCATTGGGCGCAGGACAGCTTGCTGTTGCTCCGTATAGTACTGCGGCAGATATGGCACAGCGTCAACAAGAGTCTACTGCAGGGTTCTTTGGAGCTCTTGCGGGTGGTATTGGTGCGGCTATGGGCGGCCCTGCAGGAGCGGCGGCAGGTGCGGCGGCAGGAGGAGCATAAGACATGGCTAAACCAGATACAATCTATTCAATGTTCGGGATGAAGACCCCTCAGCAAGTCATGGATGAGGAGTTCGCCCGTAAGTTTAAATACATGCAAGGGCAACGCTCTGGCTATCAACAGGCAGGTGCAGGTATTGGTCTGCTCTTAGGTTCACTCTTTGGGGGTAAGTCTGCACAACTACAGCAGGCTGAAGACAGAGATAAAGCCTATGCTGATGTTGAGCGTCGATTAGTGGAGAAAGAACGTAATGTTCAAACTGCTGATGCTCAGACAATGACTCAAGATCTCACTCCAGAGAACATTGGTGTGGCCTTACGTACTGAGAGCCGCTTAGACGCCCAAAAAGACCCATTCAATCAAGAAATTTTAGAGCTAAATAAAAAAGCAGAACGATATAACCTGTTGGCTGAACAATTCTCAGCCTTAGGGCAACCTGCTCAGTTCGTAGATGGTCTTAAGAACACAGCACTTCAGACACGTATGGCCGCTTTAGCCAAGAAGCGTGATTCTGAAACATTCAAGCAGAACCAAGTCAAGACTGAGCTTGATATCGAGTTCACTAAAGAACGTATTAACGAGCTTCAGAATAAAGACAAGTTGACTCCTGCTCAATTGGCAGAGATTCAACTTAAGTCAACTGCAGAAAGTTATCAAAAGTGGCTTACTGGTAAAGGTACTCTTGTGCCTAATCCAAAAGCATCAAGTAGTAAGATCCCTGCGGCAATCCAAGAGTTTGAATACTTCAATGCTTTACCTAACGATGAAGCCCGTGCTAATTTCTTGAATGTTAAGCGTTCAGGAATAATTAGAGACCTTGGAGACCGCTTTGGTTTCTTCTCACCAACAGAGCCCGGTAAAGAAGTTGCTTCAGTTCGTAAGGAAATCCCACCAGAGCAACAACCAAAAGCAGTGGCAGAAAAGGAAGCCGCTAAAGAACTTGGAAAAGATGTTGCACAGAGCAGGATTAAAGCTCCGGGACAACTTATACAAATGCAAGAGTATAGTAATCAACTTGAAGATCTCATTAGCCATCCGGGAGCCAAAGCTATTTTTGGATTCGGTGGTGAAACTAGGGCAGGTATCTCTGGCTCAGATGCATTTGGTGCCGCCGCAAAGTTAGAGCAGGCTCAAGGTTCAGCGTTCTTATCGGCAATCCCTCAGATGAAAGGAATGGGTGCATTGTCAAATGCTGAAGGGACAGCCATTACTGCTTCAGTCCAAGCTCTTAAACTAGGACTACCCTACAAGCAAGCGCAACAAGAAGCCAACAAAGTACGAACTATTCTTGCACGGGGCATAGAGCGGATTGAAAATGATCAGTTACTGACTCCTGAACAAGTCATTTCAAGAACCTTAGGTCTTGAAGAGGAACGTACTACTTCAGGTGGTATTCGCTACAAAATCATAGGACAATAGTATGGGAATCAAATACGAAATTGGCGGTCGTCAGATTGAAGTCGAACGTGAATTGACAGATGAAGAAATTGAAGCTATTGCCGCTGATGTCCAAGGGCTCTATGGTTCTGCTGACATGGATGTTCCAACTACAGATAACTTAACATCCCCTGAGCCTCCTTATCCTGCAATGCCTCAAGAGACAATGAGCTTTGGAGAAACTGCTGTTGAATCGCTACCTGCGATAGGCGGTGGTTTAGCAGGAATGGCAGGGTTTGCCGCAGGTGGGCCTGCTATGGCTGTTCCTGCGGCGGCGGGTGGTGGTATTGCGGGTCAGATGGCTCAAGACATCATTCGTGGTGAATCATTCCAACCAACAGAACTTTTGTCTCAAGGACTAACTCAGGCCGCTTTTGAAGCAGGTGGAACTCTTGTAGTTAATGCCGCAGGTAAAGTCCTCAGGTACACTCCAGACATGCTCAAGGCAATGGGGATCTCTCAGGGTGTTGATCCAATGGTAGCGGCTCGTCAGGCGATGAAGATGGCTCCTACAGCAGGCAGTAGAGAGTCTATGGTTGAAACTCAACGTATCCTGCAAGAAGGTGTCCCCGGAGGAAAGCCCGGAGAACAGATCACAGGTACACTGTCTCGTTCTCAGACAGGTGAGGCAAGTGCTATTGCTCGTGTCATGGAGTCGTTGGGTGAGATTGGCATCTTTGGTCAGTCTACGTTTAAACAGAATGACGAAAACATTGAGACAATCCTACAGTCTCGTCTTGATGAAGTCTTAGGCGGCCTAAGCGGTCAAGTTAGGACTACATCAGAAATTGGTGAGACCTACGTAGATACCATTAATACTGCAAGTCGTACTCTTAATGAAGGGTACGGAGCACAGTTATCTGCAATTCAAGCAGAGTTTAAGACTGGTCGTGTTGATACACGAGCTATTAAAGCATGGGCCTCAGGTAAAATTAAAGAGTCCAAGAGAGCCTCTGAGAGTGGTAAGTTCTCAACCCTAGAAGATGATACCTTAGCAGAATTGAATCGCATCATTGATCTTCCTGATTCGGTATCTGGAGATGCACTACTTGAGACATTCAAGGTCATCTCTCAGAAGTCCTCAAGTATGCTTGAGAAGGGATCTCAAGGATACAACTCTATTGCTTCTGCCCAGTTAACTGATCTAATTGTCAAGGACTTTAAACCTTTTGTTCATGAACAACTACGTAAGATCAATCCTAAAGCCTTTGACGACTACGATACACTCAACGCTAACTTTGCCTCCTCTAAGAAACTATTGACCCCTGCGTTACTCAAGGGTGTCGCTCAGCGAGGAAAGAAAGAAGACTTTAGCGGTGTTGGTGCGGCTCTAACAGAGACTAATAACCCTGAGGTTGTCAAGCAAGCATTCTCTGCGTTAGGACAAGCCAAGAAAGTCAACAAAGATCTCAATGTCCTAGAGGCTACAGAAGCTCTCAGACAAGGTTATCTTTTGAAGCTCATGGGTGGATCTAGTCGTGACATGAAGCAGGTCGTACTGGCCGCTACACAGCTTAAGAAGTACCCTAAGAAGCAAGAGGTGTTTAATTCAGTCCTAGGCGCATCTGCTCCGGGGGTACAGAAGTTACTCAATGCCGCTTATGATGTCTCTAACAAACCACAGGTCGGTGTCTTATCCTTGATGTTGCGTGGTGAGGAATCTAAAGCAATTCAGTTAATGGCGACAGGTGCTATCGGATACGGTGGGACTGCAACGGATATTGCTGTAGCCGCAGGGGTACTAGCGACACCTAGGCTGTTTGCTAAGTTAGCCCTTAAGCCTTCTGCAGTAGACAAACTTCTGCAACTAGATAGAGCATCTAGTAAGATGGCACCTAAACTCATCATGTCGAACCTAGCACGAATTGCAAATGAAGCAGGGATTAATCTTGAAGAAGAGATTGAAGATGAATTGAATCGACTCTCTCAAGGACAACAAATGGCTGAACAAATTACACAGGTGACTCAGTAATGGCTCGATTGTTTAGTACCACAGATGTAGAAGACGAGGATCTCCAAAGGAATATTCCTCAGTATACACCAACAGATCAATCTTATGGTGATATGATCTCTGAGAACCTTGGCTTAGGGTTCTCAAGAGCCTTAAGCTACCCTGTGGAAGCTGTGAGCAACTTGTTACCTGAGATTCCCGGCTTGTCGACGTTGATGAGTTACTCGACTCCTGCGTTGTTTGCTAGAACACCCCAAGGTCAAGAGGTTATGCAAAATGTCGCAGAGTTCGGACAGACACCTCGTGGTGAAAGTTTGTTCAACATGGCGACTGCTACTCAGCTTGCCCCAATAATGCGTGGGGTTGGCCTAGCGACATCTCCCGCAATGCGTGGGTCTGCTCTAACTGGTGGAGATGTCTTTAAGCGTGGTCACTACACCCCAACACAGGTTGAGGTAGGTCAATTCAAGCGTGACTCTGTAACTGGTGAGCAAGATCGTACTCAACGTAGGGACTCCAGTGACGGCTTAGGTCTGTTGTCGAAAGTCTCTCGTCCTGTTGAGCAGTTTGCGATTGATGTTTTAAAACCAACAGAGCAGACACTTAATAAGTATAAGACAGCCAAAGGTCACGCTAAGTTCTTCTTAAGTGGTGCAGGTGGTATCTTGCAGAACATGTACAGTCCTAAAGCACGAGCACTCTATGCCGACTATGGTATCTCACGATCAATGGATCGTGCTTATGGGCGATATCAGAATGCTGTGAATAAAGGGGACGCTGTGGCCGCTCGTCAAGCCTTAATTGAAGCCCATCAACAAGCACAACAAACAGGGATCATTAGGAAGCAGACCGGAGCAGAAGCCAAGAAAAAAGACTTTACGGAAAGCTACCTAGAAGCCGCAAGTGATCCTAATTCTCCTGCACCTCCAGTATTTAAGGTCAGTGATTATGGAGATAACTGGTATGATGACCTAGCGTCTCCTGCGGCAACCTTTGGTGACTTCCCGTCTAGTAAAGCACGATTCATTCAAGATCACATTGAAAGTGTCTGGGGTGGATTACGAGGATACGACAGAACTCGTACTAGTGCAACGATCAAGACACCTAGATCAGACATTACTGGGAATCACTTTACAGATGTTATGGCAGAGAATCCCTCAGTCCGTACTCAAATCAGTAATGTATTCTTAGGTGGCACTAAAGATGCTCCTGAGTTAAGACAGTTTGAGACAGTAGATGAGCTCAAGGGAGCCCTTGAAGCACTGACACGTAATAATAAATACGTGAGGGGAGAAAAGGCAGGACAGACCAAGAAAGACAAGTTTGGTAAAGATGAGTTACCTTCTATTCGCATCAAGGCTGTTGATGAGGATGGTGTCTGGGTAACGGTACCGGGTTTGGTTGGTAAGTCAGGCAAGGTTGAAGGGGGAATCAATGCTCTTATACACATCAACACCAAGGGCGAATTAATTGGTGTCATGTCCGACATGCATAACTTCCTTGAAGAGATCCCCTTAAACAAAGTCCCTGTAGCAGGTAAAGCCTTTGAGAAAGCAGGTATGGGTCGTGTACGTAACCGTCCAATGGAGGCCGCTGTTAAGGATGACTATTTAAACGTCACTCCACCTATGCAAACCAATGTTGTCTCTATCTCTAAGGAAGGTAAGTTTGGAGATGCGGCTGAGGATCTCAGAGAAGCCGCTAGAGAGACAATGCCCGTCCCTGCAAGGGCACAGAGCAATAAAGAGAATCCTGCCGCACAACAGCGTTTAGAGGACACAATGAATCAAGAAGTTGATGATCTATCATACGGTCGTGAATTGGTGCCTGTCACACAGAATGCTCTATTAGTTGGTAGTGTGTTTGGTGATGATGATGAGGATAACCCGCTAGCGTCAACCGTCGACTAAAAAAAGGCTCCCTAAGGAGCCATAAGTTGAGCGAACGACCTACTCAAAAACGTCAAACACATCCCCGATCATAATCTTAACAAAGGGGATGTTGATCACAAAACCATCAAAGAAGTACACTTGTGCTTCATCAATGCCCTCATTCTCTTTCCAACCTAACACTGGTTGACTTTGGACTGTCTCCATTGACAGCCCGAATACGTGGTGAAATCTTGCCGCTATCATAACTGAATTGCCTTATACATATGCCGTGCATTTCCTGTGTACGCTGAGGCACTCCCTGTCTTCATATATGCTTGTTCAATCGCTGACTTCTCACTCAAAGCCCTGTAGACACCAATGTATCTTTGGCCGCAATAGACTTCATACATTCTTACCATCCCCAATCATCTCCTTCCAGACCATGTGCGTTGTAGTCAGTCACTCGCTTCTCAAAGAAGTTACTCATTGACGATCCACCTAGTAGCTCCTCCATCCACGGAAGAGGATTCTCCTTAACCTTCCAGTTCGTCTTGAGACCAAGTTGGAGTAAACGTCTGTCTGCGAGGTAGCGAATGTACTGCTTGACATCTGCCGCCGACAAACCTTCCAAGTCACCCATCTCATACGCAAGATCAATAACCTTGTCTTCCAGTTTGACTGCAGTACGGAACATCTCGTAGATATCTTTCTTAAAGTCATCATTAACAATTCGTGGATGTTCATTACAGAACTCCCTAAACAACTTAGCCATTCCTTCAGCGTGTTGGCTCTCATCTCGTACAGACCATTCTACGACTGTACACATCCCCGGCATCTTACCGAATCTTTGGTAGTTTAAGAGCATTGCAAAAGCACTGAACAATGACATACCCTCATTCATAACTGACCGGGCAATAGCTAAGCCAGTGCCTGAGATGGTGTGTACGTCAATATCGGACATGAACTCCACTTTTGCAGACATTTGCTGATACTCAAGGAAAGTCGTGAACTCTTCCTCAGGTAACCCTAGGGTGTCATTTAGGAGGGCGTAGGCTCTTTGGTGGATAAACTCACGACTTGCAAAGGCCGTAAGCATTGCCCTGATCTCATTGTTCTTAAACTTGGGTATATAATATTCCAGATAGTTTGTCCCGACCGCAACGTCACTTTGCGTGAACAGCCGCAGAATTTGGGTAATGTGGTTCTTCTCGACTTCCGATAGAGCCCCCGACTTCCAGTGGTTGACATCTGTTTGTAACTCCAGTTCATCCTCAATCCAGTGAATACGCTCATGCTCTGTTGCATACGTCACTGCCCAAGGGTAGCTAAAGGGTTTGTAGGTTACGTTCGCTTCTAATAGACTCATACTAATCGTGTCTCTCTTGTTTTTTCTTCAGCTTCTTTTAAATAGAATACTGTTTTGTAACGTAGGTATGCACTCATGCATTCCAACATATCTTTGATTACCGCTTGTTTTTGGTCGGTAACAGGATCAAAACTATTCTCTTTGAGGCTAGTCTCTAACTCATAAATGGTTTGAACCATTTTGTCTAGTTGATCGGCGTCGAGCTTTTCATACACCATTTTCTAATTCTCCTTGGTTCTGGTAGATGACATTCATCAGGTTGTTATTATGATATATTAACCTATCTACCTCATCCTGTAAAGTCTGAACGTGATCAAAGCAGTCATTTAGTATCCGCTTGTTAAAGGGGTCACTGTCCTTAATCAGATTTAGGCGTTGTAGTAGGTTCGTTGTCTTCTCTTTCATTTTCATCCTCAAACTTGTACAGGTCATTTTCTTTATCTACAGCCATCTCTAGCAAACGTGTGAGGCCAACCTCTACTAAGAACCGTGTAGCCTCACGATCTGTTTCAATCTCTAAGTTGGCCGAACCATCTTCATTCTCTTCCAAACGGGTCACTTGAATCATTCCGGGCTCCATATTTTCTCCTACCCCTGACAACTCACACAGACTTCCTCATCCTCAAAGTCCTTCAGAGCATTACGGTCTACTTTAGTCCCAACCTTCTCCGCTGTAACACCTGCAGTCGTCCGGAGGTAATATAGTCCCTTAAGCCCTTCCTTCCACGCCTTGAGATGTACCTGATTGACAATAGCCTTGTCTGTCCCAGATGGGAAGAATACGTTGACGCTTTGACCTTGGCATATAAACTCTTGCCTTTTTGCGGAGTGTTCCACAACCCACGTCTGATCAAGTTCAAACGCCGTCTTAAACGTATCTTTTTCATCTCCGTTGAGGAACTCCAAGTGCTGTACTGAGCCCTCGTTCTCAAGTATGCTCTGCCACACCTTCTTTGTATTTTGCCCCTTCTCATCTAGAAGTTCCTCCAAGTACGGATTACGAACAGTATGGCTCCCGGCACGAGTACGATGCACAAAGCAGTTGCTAATACGTGGTTCAATGCTAGCAGAGCACCCACATAAGATACTAGAATTAGCGTTAGGAGCAATAGCCAACAGATGCATATTTCTAACACCATAACCCACTCCATCAGGACACTCAGAACGCTCCACAGCGAGCGAGTAGGTTGCCTCGACAGCTTGGGCTTTGATGTCTTTGAAGATTGCATAGTTCTCACTCGCCGCTTGCCATGACTCCCACGCTATGCCTTTGCTTTGTAGGTATCCGTGGAACCCCATTGCTCCAAGACCGACTGAGCGTTCTCTATAAGCTGAGTAGACAGCTTTTGATAGTTCTTCTGGTGCGTTGTCAATAAAGAATTGAAGGACGTTGTCCAAGAATCTGATAAGGTCTCCAACCATTCCGCTTGCTTTCCAGTCGTCGTATCTTTCGAGGTTGACTGAGGAGAGGCAACAGACTGCTGTGCGCTCTTCATTTGTTGCGAGATGGATTTCATTGCAGAGGTTGCTCCCCATAATTGAGAGTCCAAGCCGTCTCTGAGCTTCCGGTAAACCTCGTCTGGCTGTGTCGATAAAGTTAAGGTAAGGACTGCCAGTTCTGAAGCGAGCTTCAAGTATTCGTTGCCAAAGTTTGCGAGCCTTGACTGTATCTCTAACAATTCCTGTGCTTGGGTCGATAAGGTTCCATTCTGCGTCATTAATTACACTCTCCATAAATTCATCAGTGAGGTTTACTGCATTAAAAAGATTAAAACATTTCCGATTGATGTCACCACCAGTCGCTACCTTGAAGGAGATAAACTCCTCAATATCAGGATGGCTTACGTCTAGGTACGCCGCATAGCTTCCCTTCCGTGTCTTCCCCTGCTTGTACGCTGTCATCTGAGCGTCTACTACTTTCATGAATGGGATCGGGCCCGGAGCTTTGTCGCTGATCCCTCTCACGTCTGACCAGTGCCCACCCACACCTCCGCCCTTTACGGAAAGCCATGCTACTTCTCCATTATGTTCAATAAGGCTATCAAGATTGTCCCCCACGTAAGTAAGGAAACAGCTAATAGGTAAACCACTAACCTTTCCATTCGGTTCTGGGGCATTACTGAGGACAGGACTCGCAAACATGAACCACCCTTTGCTAGAGTAATCATAGATGCGCTGTGCAAGATCGAGGTCATTGCCACAATAGGCCACACTAGCACGAGCAAAAGCCTCCTGAGGGGAGTTTTCATGTTCGAGCATATAGTAATCCCGCATGAGTTTAATTGCTTGGTCACTGAGGCGATTATCTCTTTCATAATCAATCGTTATCCCTAGGTAGTTTGTCATTCACTTCTCCAGTATTTTTCTTGTGTAGTTGCCCTTGCAAAACCACAAGGGCGAACCTACTATTCTACCACAATTCTATCAGTTTGTCTAGATAGTGCTTGGCCTTTTGCAAGTCTAACTTACCACCTTTCTCCTGAAACCTCGCCATATATTTGATAACATTACCTAAAATAAATCCTTTAAACTGCTCCTCAGACATCCAACATTCCATTGCGTCCCAAGGCTGTATCTTCTTGGCAGTGTAATGATCACCACCAAGTTGATACTCACGGGCCATTTCGTTCAAGTCATTCATCGTTTTTACCCGGATAGTGAATCCCTAGGTCATCCTCAAGGTCAAACACATAACCAAACTCACCCTCTAAGCATTTCACAATGTCACCTAAGATCTCTGTCCATGTGACATCATAGCCATACTTATTGTCTAACGTGACAGTCTTACCACAGTTACGATATTCAAACACCATGTACGCTTTGTCATCTTCATCTTCAAAGACACTATCAAATCTACGACTCATCTACTTCATCCTCTAAATCTTCTGCTAAATAATCTAACTTCTCTTCTACTTTATCTTGAAAGCGGTCGACAAGTTCTTCTGCATTAATCTCTAGTACCTCAAGGATACTAATTTCATCCTGTTGTTTCAAGCGATCACACACATCGGTAAATGTTAGCATACTTCCGCTTCCTTAAGAAGTTCAGTAATGGTCTCGACAGTGTAGTACCTAAAACCATTCTTGTTAGCCCATTCAGCCATTGTGAACTTAGTCCCATCATTTCGTCTCCGTGCCCTTGGCATTGGTGTGTCTGGGTGATAAAACACAAACACTAACTCTTCAAATATTAAACTCTTTCGTATGTCTACATACTTTCGTGCTTCTTCAGAGTCCCTAAAGCGACCCTTGGCCTCTATCAGGAAGCCTCCTATTGCAAAGTCAGGCTCGTACATCTTGGTCTGTGTGTATGAAACACCTCCAGTGTGATACTCACATCCTTTGAGTACGCCTGTGTGCAATTCATACTCAAACCAACTATCGTAGCCCTTAGGCGGCTTGCCTTTCTTGCTCATAGGGCTTCCATCCAAGTTAATTCACTTTCATCTTCCGATTGGAGATCCTCAATGGATAAGTTAAAACAATCGGCCTTGACTGTGTAATTATTTGAAGGATCAATATCTCCTTTTTTTAATTCCCTAGCTAGCTCAAAATATTTATCATGTGAAATAAGCCCCAAGAACCAACACATAGTGTAATCATTCTTAACTCGACAAAAAGCGTATTTGTCGCATTGTTGATGTAAACTAAACCGGGCAACAGAGCAGTCATAATGTGTCTTGGGCTCGACAGATGTTCGTTTAGTCTTTACATCAACGGTTGAGCCGTCCGGTAGCACTAGATCATAATCTTTCGTATTCTGACGCTCTGCATTCAATAGATCAGCTACAACAAGTTCTCCAATAAAACCGGCCACATTCCCTTGACCGCTTGTGATACTGTTGTGTAGCTTTCCCAGATCCTCAGCTAAGTCTCTTGCTTTTAGAAGAATGTCATCACTTACTCTGACCTCTAACATTATGAGACCTCCTTTAGTTGTAGCTCAGGAACCTTAGGTTCATTCTTAACCTCTGTTAAAAACCTTACACCAGTAGAATAGATAAATCCTCTTAAGGTGGGGTAACAGTGGAGCTTGTAACCGCAGTACGAGCAACCCGTAGCGAGCTTTTTGTTTCCAGACTTCCCATCGTCCACGGGCTCGTGACAGAAGGACGGAGGTTCTGGAAGCTCCACCACCTTTTTTACGTGGCGTACTCGCTCTGCGATGTCATAACTAATTACAGAGTGAACAGGAGCCTGTGTGTCTTCCTCATCATACTCAAGGTAACACAGGTGACCGTTCTGCTTGTCAATAGCAATCCACCCGTACTTAGTGTCACCCTCAGAGTGAGCGTAGGCTTTTAACTGAGCCACATATCCAAAGGGGTCATCAAAGGCAAGCGTAGCGTCCTTGAACTTCTTAAAGCCGTAGGTTGAAGTTGACTTCACGTCAACCAGTCGGCCATCAATACGGGCATCCATAGAGCCCTTGACACCCTCAACTTCACAGAGCTTCTGTTCGTCTTCTACGGTATGTCCTGCCATACGAGTCAAGAACAGAATCAGTTCTTCAATCATATGCCCGTACATGAACTTAATGTAGTTATGCGGCTTCATCTTCTCTTGCGAGTATTTGTTCGCAGAGTACCAAAGCTGACGATCATCTTTACCAATGGCAGACAAGCGGAGCTTGCGACCATCACGCATGGATGGCTTGAACTCTTTCTTCATGAGGTCTTTCATAGCCTCACCAAAGCGTTCAATCTCCGCATCAACGTCTACGTCCTTAGGAGTATTACGGTTCTCCATCAGAGCGTAGATGTCGTCTACCAGTGTGTAAATTGATTTATCCATTATCTTCTTCCATTAAGGACTCGTCGATCATATTGTGGCCTAGAAGTACAGCCGCAGTTTCAACTCGTCTGGACTGCCACCGATAGCGAGCCTCTAAGCGACTAACAAAGTCCATGAGTTGTTGTACGTCTTCAGTCCCTATCGCTAGTTCTGACAAACGCTCTTCAAAGTCGTCTAAAGTGTAAATCTGAGTCATATCGTTCTCCTGTTACTATTCTAATAGTATAACACATTAATGGGTCTCTGCCCAGTTATTTCCAATCTTATATTCACCATCCAGAGGGCACTTGAGATCAAGCTGTACACCTGCGGCCTTGATGGACTCAACCATCAACCAACCGACCTTGTCAGCGTATTTCTCAGGTGCCTCTATCTGGTATTCATCGTGGATTGACCCCAAGAGCTTGTACGTCAGATTCCACTTAGGGGCATACTCTGTGAAGATTGCTAGAGCTTTCTTCATAACGACTGCCCCGGCAGACTGGAGCAACGTATTTAAGGCAGAATGTTCGCTTCTGATGTGAAGGCATCGTCCATCCAGTCCTCTGAGGTATCCTCGTTGAGAGGCGAGGGAGACTTTTTCTCTAAGCTCTGCAAGTGCGGGAGTATTGTCGAGAAAGCGCTGTCTAAGTCTCGCTCCAGTCCTCTGACTGCCA